CTAACCCGCATCCGGCAGCGGATACCTGGCCTTGATCTCCTCGACCTTGGCCACCCAGGCGCTGTAGTCCGGTTCCACGCCGGCCTTGATCGCATCGAACTCGGCCTCGGTCTTGAGCGGGTCACTTTCCAAGCGGTAGGCATTCGCCCGCGCCGCGGTTGCGGCATCGTACTCAGCCTGCCAGCGTTCTTGCGCCTGCTGTTCAGCGGTCTTTAACTTGCTCCAGTCGATCATCGCGGTAACTCCACCGGGCCGTCGGCCTCGATCAGCAACGGTTCAGGGAAGCGAGCAGCGGCACTGGCATCAGCGGCCAGCGGGAACCGCAGGATCAGCTCCAGCCGGCCGGCACGTCGCAGTGCAGGACCAGCGAACCACTCCGACCCGATAGCCTCGGCCGGCACTTCACCACCGTCCGGGAGCGGTGTGAAGTCGAACACCTGGCCGTTCACAGTGAGCACATCGCCAATCCTGACCAGCGACAGGTGCTCGTCGCTGCCTGGCAGTGGTGCGTACGGTGACAATTTGATCAGCATCAGAACCACCTCCCAATAGCTGTGAACGCAACGTTGACGGCAACTGAGGAGCGCGCAACTGTCGACATCACAATCGATGTAACTGAGTTTGGGGTAGCAACAAGCGCATTCGCCCACACCCCCCCGTGTCGGGCATTGCAATGCGTGTTCGGCGGCGAACTGAATGTCGCCGGATATGCCCATAAACCATTGGCGGGTGCCCCGTCTACATGAATGCTGCCCGCCGCGGCGGTGGTCACTGTCAACGCGCGCTCAGCCCAGCAGACCTGAGTCCCATCCGCGAACCGCACATACTCCCCGTTCGCGTTACTCCCGCGATCAATCACCGCACCGGTCGGTACGCCGCTCGACTGCGAAACAGCGCCGAGAATACTGTCTCGCGAATACAGCGCGCCCGAACTACCAAGCGCTTCGCGGACAGCCGCACTGCCGAGGCTGAGATCCCTCCGCGCTGCCGCCGCATTTGCAGAGAGCGCCCAGGGCTTGATCCCCGCCAGGGTTGACCCCCACTGGTTGGCGATCAAGTTGAATCGATCCGACAGGTCCTTGTCGTAGCCCAGGATCGGCGCCACTGCATAGGGCTGGCCGCTGGCCGTGTTGCCCTGGTAGTTGGGCTTGATCGAGATGACCGTCGAACTGGCGACGTTTGTGACCTCGTACCAACGTCCATCGGGTCCGCGAAATGCGTCGCCGACTCGGGCATTGGACGAGAACTGTGTGCCGGTACCGGTAACGGTCGGGCTATTTGCGGTCACCGCCACGGTTCCGGTTGAGTACCACGCCATAGAGTTCTCCTGCTATGCAATGGCCAGAAGAGGCCATGGGAAAGGTGTTCGTATTGCGTCTTGCCCAGGTCCGCCGACTTGAACAGTTGCTACGACAGTGTTTCGGGCCGAAGTAACAAACCCAATGGAGCACTCTCCAGTATCACCTTGGGGCGGTTGCGCCTGTACATTGAAATGACTAACCAGAAAATACCCATCGGTCCCATGCGGCCACGGCGCTGACCATGAATGCAACGTGTAGTACCCAAGATAATTGCCATTCGTGCCGTAATAATTCAGCAGCTGGGTACCACTTATGAACCGAACAAGATCCCTATTACTGTCAAATACCACTCTTGACTGATTGTCAAATATTTGCATCCCCCATCCGCCAGTTTTCGGCATGAACACCGCGCATGCCTTCCACTTCCCTCCCAGTACGACACCGCTTGTGTCTTGAAACACCTTCACGTAGAAGCTGAAACCCGTCCAGTTCCCAGACGAACCAGCATGTTGGAACATCGTTATGTGATGCGAACCATTAGGGCAAAAGAAAACAAACGGCGGGAACGGGCTCTGCACCGGAGATGGGTACGAGACGTTGATGATCTGGGCATTAGTGGCTGGGTAGGTACCAGACGCAACCAGATGCAGACAAGGGTGGTCCTGATCGATTATCACCTGACCGGCATTCCCAACAAACTTCGCACCGAAACTCATGAGAACATCACCGCATATAGAGTGTAATTCGCTGTTACATCACCGGACCAACCAAACGTAATAGTCGAGCCGCTAATGGTATGCCTGGGAATCCAAGATCTAGAATCCGGCGTATTGCAGACGACAAACATGACACCTTTAGAACCGTCGAACCCAGGGACCGTAACTGAAAGTCCCTGGGGGATGTTCCCCAAGTCCCGGCGATAGACCATCCTCAATGAATAATTATTGCTGTCAAAGAGTATTGAGCCGCCGGCTGAACGTGTTCTCATTCCGTAACTCATACGTCAAGATTCCCGATCTGGACTCGAAGCACCAAGTTTCCGTCATACACTTTTATTGCCTCTGCCGTCTGGCGCATAAACCCTCCCGACGTTGCGCTGTTCATTGTGAACGCGCCGCCCTTATCCAACTTCCATAGCGGCTCGCCGTTGGCACCGAGGGCGGTCGACTGAATCACGTTGCCGATCTTCGCGTTCGTAATCGAACCGTCCTGAATCATCGCGTTGTTGATGAACATCTGGCCTCCGACGATCGAGACCGGCGCCACGGTCTGCCCGCTGGAACTGTTGAACCAGAGGAACCGATCAGCCTGGAACGCCATGGTCGTCACGCTCGTACCGCTGTCGAAGCCCAGTTGCCAGCCAGCGGCGTACTTCTGGCCATTGGCATGCGCCTGGAGCTTCACGCTGTAGAGCGCCTTGACGTTTCCATCCAGCGAGGTAACCGCTTGAGATGTGGTCTGGATGTTCGCCTCGTTGGTATCGGTGCGCGCACTGACGGTATCCATCCGCTGCCCCAGGGCGCTGTCCGCGTTGGCGCGGACGGTCTGTTCGGTGCTGATGGCCGAGGCGTTGCTCGCAACCTGGCCGGATAGCTGATCCAGCCGCTGGACGGTCACGGCATTGTTCGACGCAACGACCGACTCCACGGTGGCGATCCTGCCCTCCGCGGTCCCGGTACGCGCTTCAAGCAAGCTCGTCCGCTTCGCCTGCGCTTCATCCTCGTTCGCCCGCACGGTGACTTCGGTGGCGGCTCGAGCAATGGTGTCCCAGCCCTTCAGCGCATCGGCCTTCTCTCCGGTCGCCGGCTCCCGGCGGGCGGCAGCCTGCAGAACATCCAGGCTCGAAGCCGCCGCTTCGACCTTACCGTCGAGCTCGGTGATATCCGCGGTGTTGGTGGCCACCTGCTGGGCCAGGCCGTTGGCCGTCTCGATCGACTGTCCGATGTCGGCCCAGTAGGACGCGTTCGGCGGCGAGGCGTTGAGCGGCACCGCCTGCTTTGCCTGATACAGCCGGTTGCCGACCCGCACGATATCGTTCTTCGCGTAGGTCTTCGTCGGGTCGTAGGCCAGCACATCGGACAGATTATCGATCTGGCCCTGCAGGCCACTGATATCGACCTGCATCTGATCGATGTCGGCGAAGAACTGCTCGCCCAGCGCGGACTCGACGTACTCCTTGGTGATCAGCTCGTTGTACTCGCTCGCATCCGTCGAGCTTATACCGTCGACCCAGGCCGACCAGGGGCCGACGTTGCCGGTCCGGTCGATCAGCCGCCCGCGGAAGGCCAGGCGAGCGCCGGCCGCCAGTGAGGTCAGCGTATGGGTGTCGGTCGGGTACGCGAACAAGCCCAGGGCAGTTGCGTTCTGCTCGCTGCCGCCTGGGGTGACCGACTGCTGAATCTCGGTGTAGGCGGTGTCCGCCGCGCCACTGACCGGGAATCCCCACTCCAGACCGATCTTCCACGGTCCGCTGGTGGTACGCAGGAACGCCAGCGCCGGCGGCGCGCCGGTCTTACCGCTGAGCTGGGTCAGGATCGAACTCTTCCAGACCGACGTGATGTCGAAGGCCGACACCGCACGCACTCGCGCCAGATATCCACCTGCGTAGATGCTGGTCACATCGACGCTGGTGGTGCCGGCACGCGGCAGGCGGATCCAGTTGCCGCTGTCCTTCTTCCATTCCACGTCGTAGGCGACGGCGCCCTCCACTGCCGGCCAGGTGATAGTCATGGTGCTCACCGCCAGCCCCTGGTCGATTGTCCAGCGCGACGAGAGCGTGACGCTGGCCGGTGGCTGCACGGTGGTGACCGGGATGATGCTGATCGGGCGCTCCTCCAGCCGTGCGCCGGTATCGATGTGGTCGAACTTGCTCGGCTCGTACTGCAGGCCGTTGATGGTCCACTGGCCGTTGTCGTCACGCTTGGTGCTCATCACCCGATAGAGCTGGACAGCCAGGTCATCGGCGTCGAGCGCCCAGCACAGTTCCGGCTCCGGCGCCTCCGAGTAGGCCGCGGTGACGGTGACGGCCTTGCCGTTGACCGACTGCACCGTCCGGCCCTCGGCGCGCCCGCTCGGCAGGTTGATGATCAGGCGATCACCGGCCTTGGCTTGAGTGACGCGATCGAGCGTTACCACGCGGCCAGCAACAGCCGAGATCCGGCCGCCAATCTCGCGGCCGGCCAGCAGAGAGTCAGCCACCGGGATGATGTAGCCCGGCAGCGGAATCCGGCCTTCCATACCGGTGGCGAAGGTGATGGTGCGGTCCTGCACGCTGGTCAGCACCGCCCACTTTCCGCGCCGCTGCGCCTCGCTCTCTCGCGTACAGCCGATGGCAGACAGCTCAACCGGGTTGTCGCCATAGCGACGCAGCAACGGCGCGTCGGAATAGCCCGTCACGTCGGTGTCGTAGTTGTTCGCCGGGTTGTCGTAGCTGACCAGGGCGCGGCTATATCTGGTGCGAGCCGAGGCGGCGCCGTAGATCATCTTCCCGTCAATCACATTCGCCCGGGTGAACACGTAGTCGAAGTCGGCAGTGCGCGGCATGTCGGCCTGCGACACAAGCTGGCCCTGCGCCCAATAGCTCATCCCCCGATAGATCGCCGCGATATCCCGCAGCAGCGTCCATGCCTGGGAGCGCGACTGCAGGTTCAGATCGCACAGAAAGCGCGGCTCCTGGCCGCCCTTCCCGTCTGGCACCAATTGGTCGCAATACTGGGCGATCTTGTAGAGCTCCCACTTGTCCACCATCCAGGGCTTGATCCGCTTGCCCAGGCCGAAGCGCGCGTTGGTGCTGATGTCGTAGGTGATCCACGCGGGATTGTTGGTCCAGGCGCTCTTGAAACTGCCATCCCAGACGCCGGTGTACGTGCGCAGCTCCGGGTCGTAGGTGGTCGGCACTTGGACCTTGCGGGCCTTGCACTCGACGGTGACGGCCGGAATGTTGCTGAACTGCTCTGCGCTGAACTCGATGTAGAGCAGAGCTGTGTTTGGGTAGCGCAGCTTCGCGTCGATCACCTCAGTCAGACCGGCGATCAGCATGGTGTCGGCGATCAAGCTGCTGTTCTGGTTCGACGTGATCCGGCGCACGCGTACCTGCCAGCCAGTGGTCGCCGCCGGCAGGTCGATGCGCTGGCTCCGCTCGTAGCGGCTGGTGGTCTTGCCGTCGACAGCATCCAGCAACACCTGCTGGTAGGCGCCGCCGTCGGTGCTGACGTCTACGGCATACTCGATCCGGTAGCCGTTCACGTCCCCACTGCTCTCCTGCTTCTGCAGGGCCGGCCAGGCGAAGCGCAGGCGCACGGCGGACAACTGGGTGTTGGTCACCGAACGCACCCACGGGGTGTCGCTGCGCAGCTCCACGTTCACCGTGGTCTCGTTCTCCACCGAGGGGATTCCGGGGATGTAGTCCTGATCGACACTGCCGCTGCGCCATTCCCACTTCACGTTGGGGAAGTTGACGTTGCCGCTGGCGTCCATCAGCGGGGTATTGTCCAGGTAGATGTCCTGGTCGCTCGGCCCCTCGGCGAACTCGCCCTCGCCCACCGCCAGCAGAAGCTTGGCGGTGGCCACCGACTGCAGGCTGTCGCGCGCGATCGACGGTTGCTTGGGCTTGCTGCTGCCGCCCTTGCGGCCGGCCAGCTGCTGGTGATCTGCGCCCATTCTTTCCTCCGGGCATGAAAAAGCCCGCAACAGGGCGGGCTGGAAGGTTGTACAGCGTGGATGAAATGCCAGTGGCACCATGTTTGCTCTGGCGGTAGCTTCCCGTGCTTGGATGAGGCCAGGGGCCGAGGAGGCAAGCGGAATGGAAGACCCAAGAACCACAAACTATAGATACGACGCGGGCCCAAACTCTGCCATGCGGGCAGAAATCGGGCAGATCGTGGTCAATCACAGCCTGTGCGATGAACCGCTCATGCGGATATTCGGTTTTCTAAGCGGACTAAGAGCGGATACCCAGTCGGTCGTCGTAGAATCATTAAGGCTCCGCTCGACCTCATTAGCAGCAACGGTCACAAAGCTTCTCGAAACATCGCCGTTACCGATCGACATACCGGAAAGGCTGAATGTCGCTCTGTCCACATTCAAGAAGATGACGGCGCAGAGAAACAAGATCGTCCATTGGGCCTGGGGGTTATCACCAGAGGGCAAGGACGAGGCCCCTATCTACCATCCAACAAAGAGGAACAGTGACGGAACGCCCTACTCAGAAACGCTAACGTTGCTTGAACTTAGAAAAATCGCGCTCGACTTAATGCAGGTTTACTACCTGCTCGGCATTATTGCTGGGCTGTTGGAATGCGGTGTTCCAGATGAAATTAAATCGGCATCGCTATCCAAGTTCGACAAGCTCATTGAGAAGGTGCGCTCGTCAATTTTGGAATATCCAGAGGCCGAGGCTGAAGAACTGCCATTATCCTGAACACATCCTCTAGCAGGAAAATGTCGACATCCCGATCCCATAACCCGAGCACATAATCCATCGCGGCTTTGACCATTAACTCAGTCACGACTACCTGCTTTAGCTCCTCAATGGGCCGACCTGTGCTCATTGAGAGCTCCCTCATGTTGGACTCACAAGCAAAAGTGCTCATTCAACTCGCTCCGAGATTTATGCTTTGTCTTGAATTTATCAGAGGCACCCTGACTCGACAGAAGATTCTTGCAGCCAACAAAGACACATCGCCCGAAAAGCTTCACTGGCATGCAGGCAGCAAGGTGTAGGAGATAACTTCGTGCTAGAGATTTTCCAAAAGGTATTTCCGGACGGAGTGATACCAAGCACTTACACTCTTGATATCCCAAATATCAACCGCGAATAACAGCTTTGGTCACGGCGCTATCTTTTACGAACTGCGCCGAAATCACGATTTGACCGTCAGAGCGTAAAAGCCAAGCTGGATTTCCTTTCGAGTCTACAGCTTGGCTTTTAATAGCCTGACCTTTGGTGGTAGTTTGGGTGTTCATTCCTCTCTCCCGCGGCATAGCCGCTCATGATGGGTTGTTACACCTTGTCCTCGGCGTAAATCGAAGCCGAGATAATCGCGCCGCCCCAGCGGCGCTTCCCATAGCAGATCGGCACCGGGTTCCCGCTGGCGGTGGTGTTCTTCGCACTGCCGAAGGCGTAGCTGGGCAGGTTCTCCGGGGCGGCTGACTGGCTCAGGCCCTTGGCTTGGGGGCTGAGCATCTGAGCAACACCGCCCAACGTCAGCGCCGCGCCGATCTGAAAGGTAGTGGGTCCAGTCCAGATACTGGCGACCATTAGCGCCACACCGACGATTGTCTGCAACAGCCCTGCGCGCTTGCTGCCTGCGATCACCGGGACAATACGAATCTCCCGCGCTCCGCTCCCAGCAAAAGCATCCTCGCCCACATTCTTCCGATTACGGAAAATCGCGAACCGCATCCCCAAGGCCTGAAGCCTGGCGATCGCTTCCTTAAAGCCAGGCAGGGTATTTCGAAGAGCGCTGAACGCCTCATGCACCGACCCGGTGTCGAGAAATCGCGAGTGCTCGCGACCAAATTCCCGAATCAGGGGGCCTGATAGCTTGATGACCGTAGGAGTAGAATCGAGCATTTCACATCTCCATAAACTACAAGGCCGCCCGGAGGCGGCCTATCTACTTCAGAAGGAGCTGGGTGCGATCTGGAATCCGCCCATATCACCTGAAACCCTATAGCGCCTGTTTTGCCCAGGCTTGAGGTTGGCGGGCACTTCGCGCATGGCATTGCCGCCTATAGCGCACAGGCCATTACCATGTGGGTCATCGCCCATACCAACTAGGTGCTCGCCGGAAGGCACCGAAAGCCTTACCGTTTCACCACTTCCAATACGAGCCGCCAACTGCCCATCCCAGAAGATACCGAGATAGCAGCCAGAACCAAGAGCGCCACTATCACGAGTGATCTGCACGCTGGAATCACCGGACCCGCCGTAAGAGACACGTGAAGCCGGAACTCGCTCGGCGTTCTCGGCTGAAGTCTGGTTTGTGGAACACCCCATCAGCGCCATCAACATGGCCCACCCAATCAACTTCTTCATGGCTTCATCCCCTGGGATCCATTCCGTTTATTCGCCGCATCGACGACCTTCTGAATTCGGCGCTGCCGGCGGCCTTCGCTGTTCTTGTACATGTACCCGGCCACAAAGATTGCCGTGATCAGCCCTACCACCGCCAGCCAAATACCGTACGCCAACACACCCGCAAACAGCACCGCAAGCGTCCAGGGCGCGATCAATACAACGATCACCGCAAGCAAAATCACTATGAGCTTTTGCACTTTGCCATCCCGGCCAGCACTTCCAAACGCCGGAGGGTAGCACAGGCTATGCCCTGGCTTGACGGTGCCGCAGCACTAGCCGCGCCCGTTCGTGCCAGTTGCCACCGTAGACGATGATCTCGCTGGGCTTGCCGTAGAGGTGGTGCAGCAGGAATGGCCCGGCGCCGAAGACCTTGCTGTCCTCCCCGGGCAGAGCCGCGTCGGTACCGAGGTAGATGCCGGCGTGGTTCGGGTGCTGCGTGCGCCCGACCTCGAAGACGATCATGTCGCCGCGCAGCGGCTGGTCGACCGGGCAGAACCCGGCCGCCTGGAAGTGCTGCTCATACAGGCTCGGCCCATCGGCCTGCTCCCACCAGCCGTCCTCGCGCGCGAAGCGCTCGAACTCCAGGCCCCACTCGCGCTGGTACCAGTCGGCGCAGACCTGCCAGCAGTCCCAGGCGCCATGAACGAACGGCCTTCCCAGCAGCGGGATGTTGCTCTGCGGCGCGATGGTGCGCAGGTCGCCCTCCGGCCAACTGAGGATGTGCCAGGGCAGGCCCGACGCCTCGCACATGGCGAGGTCGTGCGGTGACGGCCTGCTGGTGGCGTCCGGATGGCTGTGCACGATGGCCACCACCTCGCCCAGGTCTTCCGCCGCAGCGTAGTCCTCCGGGTGCAGGCGGAACTCTTCCCGCGGCTGGCTGGCCGTATTTCGGCAACGGACGTACTGCTGCCGCCGGCCGGCGCCAACCACCAAGCCGCAGGCCTCGCGCGGGTACTCCTCGGCCGCATGCGCCTGAATGGCGCTCAGGATCTGCTTACGCATGGTCAGCTCCGGGCAATCAGGGACACGGCCGGGAAACCGCCGAAGGGCAACTGATTGCCCTGCCCCCAACGCTTATTGCAGGACCGATAGAGGCCGGCACACTGGTCCTTCGCAGGGTCGTCGGTCGGGTTGTCGTCGATGTCGAAATAAGGGCCGGTGTAGCCGCAGTCGGGGCCTCGATAGCCGCCGGTCATGCACCAGTGGCAGAGCGTGGTCATCTGCCGCCCGATCGCTTCGTTGCCAACATCGCCAGGGCTGGCCAGTTCCCACTCGACCACCTGGTTGTCCTCGCCGGTCTTCTGGTCGATGTACCAGATGCTGATCGACTCTTGCGTGGGGTCCGCATCCGGGTTGCCGTCGGGGAAGTTCTCCGCGTCCAGGAACTCAGCCAGCGTCTCGCGGATAGTCAGCTGGAAGTTGGCCAGGTCATCGAAGGCCAGGCAAAGCGCCGTCAGGCGCCCGCTGACGTTCCCCGCTGAGAACTTCGGGCGAACCGCGGTGCCGTCCCCGTTCGCCTCGATGCCGCTGATCTGCACTGGCCAGGCTGCGTATTCCTGCCCTTGCCACCAGATCGATTTCGCCGGCAACTGATCCGCACTGGCGCCGGCGGCTGCCAGCTCCTGCGGGGTGTGCGGGATGGCGTGTCCGTGAAAGCGCAGCACGTCAGCGCCGAACTCGCTGCCGTCCAGCTCGAACAGCATGATCTCGGAGCCTGGCTCCAGCTTCTGGATCTGCAGAATGAGGTTCATGGGTGAAACGCCTGATCGAAGGTGAGCGACAGAACTTCAATCGAACCGGGGCGACGCTGCTTGCGGTAGGCCTTGCACGTGTAAAGGCCCAGCTCACCGCCGGGCGGAGTCCAGAGGAACGACCGATAGCCCTTGTGCCGACGGATGAAGTCGAGGATCGGGCCCACCTCATCCGGAAGGCCGCCGAAGGTCAGCGACCAACTCTGGCTTTCACCGTTGAGTCCGTCTCCCGACTCCTGGGCATACCCATCGCCGAACTGCGACGTGCGAGTGCGCAAGGTGCCGTCGACATCAGCCCCGTCATCGGGCACCCAGGTAAATGTCTCGATTGCCATCAGCCCCTCCCGGCCGCGTTGCGGTAGCTGACGCCGCCAGGGCGCCACGAATCAGCGACGGCGCGCTCTGCCGCCGCCTTCATCTGCAGTTGCATGTTCTGCTGCAGCGCCTCCTGGTCCAGCTCCATACCTTCCGAACTGCGGTCTTCAACAGTGACCGCGACAGGCGCATTCACCTGCAGAGCGGTACCACCGCCGCCACCCACCGAGCGAACGCCCAGCGAGCCATCAGCGCCGCGAGCCAGCGGCAGGATCGCCTCCGGCCCAGCCTCGCCCATGATTCCTGTGCGCCCGCCCGCCATGCCGAACGCGGTCGGCCGGCTGACGATGGAGTTGGTGAAGGCCGCGCCGTTGGCGAAGAACTGCACGCCATTGGCCCAGGCGCCGCCGTCTGCCTGGGCGGCGGCCCAGTTCGCGTAAGCGTTGCCGGTGTAGCCGGAAGCCGAGGCCCCGGCCGTGGCAGAGCCCCCCATCCATCCGCTGAAAGCCGAGACACCCGCGCCCAGCACACCACTGAGAAGCCCCGTCGCCGCCTGCTGACTGGCAATCCGCGCCATGTCGTTGATCACGCTACTGGCGAAGTCGCGGAACTTGAATTTGCCGGTGGTGGCGAAGTCGGCCAGGGCGTTGCTAGCGGTGTTGAAGCCAGTGGTGAGCATGTCATCGGTGGCCGAAGCGACGTCCACCGCGTCGGCCTGGATGTTCTGCCACGCCCGGCGTGCGCCGTTGCGGTAGTCCCGCTGAGCATCGAGCCGCGCGCCATAACCGTCGACCTCCATCTGCAACTCGCGCGCCTGGAAGTCCGCCAGATCCGCCAGCCGCTGCTCGTAGGCCGCCGGGCCAAGGCGCCGGCTGGCGTCCTCCTGCTGCGCCTCCAACTCGCGCCGAAGGTCGGCGTACTTCTTCCGCACGGCGTCTAGCCGCTGCGCCTGGTCGCGCTCATCGTCTCCGAGGCCGATGCCGGCCACGTCAGAGTTGATCGCATCCTGGCGCGCCTGCAGCACCACCTCCATCGCCTTTCGATAGGCATCGGCGCTGTTGCGCCGCTGCTCCGCCAGCTTCTGTTCCTGCTGGATGCGCTTCTGGATCGAGCCGTCGGCATAGGCCTCGTTCAGGTTCTTGATGCCGAGTTCCATCTCGGCGCTGGTGATCTTGCCGGCGGCCTGCGCCTTGCGCAGCTTCTCCACGCCCTCGGCCAGGTCCTCCAGGCGCTTCTTCTCCGGCAGCGCCTTGTCGATCAGCGCATCCAGCGCCTTGACCTCGTCATTGATCGACTTGGTATGCGCCTTCTGAGACTCCGTTGCCTTTTTGTTGGCATCTGCCTGCGCTTTCTTGGCGTAAGCGGCGGAAAGGATCGCAACCTTATCGGCTTCGGTTGCATCTTCATGCTCACGAATCCAGCGCTCCGCCTCCTTGATCGCATCGCCATTGTCCTGCAGAGCACCAAGCTGTTTCTGCAGAGCATCGAGGTAGGTCTGCCCGGCGCTGCTCATGCCGGTCTTGGCAGCGTTGTTGGCGTTGGTCGAGGCGGTATTTTCGTCCAGGGCGCCTGTCAGTGTCCGCACCCGCTCGACAACCGCCGACAGCACGTCGTCAGCCTTGCTGACCGCGCTCGACTGCCTTAGCCATCCGTTAACAGTTTCTTGCGGGATGTTGAGCCTCTGCCCGACATCGCGAAGTATGTCGGTCAGGTCCGCACCGCTATCACGAGCCTCGTTCAGGCGCTCAATGACGGACTGATACTCAGCAAGCTGCTGGTTATAGCGACCGCTTGAATCCCGCGCAGGCGCCGTTACGGTGGCGGAACGGATGGACTGAGCCAACTCGCCGTAGGCTTGATTGACCTGCTCAGTGGCAGTGAGCTCCTTGTCCTTCCAATCAAGCAAAGCACCTTCACGCTGGGCCCGGTTTAGCTTCACAAACTCTTCGCGGAGTTGTGCAACCGGCTTCGCCATTTCCTCCAGGGTAACGCTCGCCTGGCCCGCATTGTCTCGAAGCAGCAGGAAGCTGGCCGCCGCAGTGCCGGCAAGCAGGGCCAGCCCCATCGGGCCGCCCAGCACTGTCAGCAGGCCAGCCGAGGCAGCTCGCAGCCCAGCCTGTGCCGTGGCCACAGACGCGGTAGCAGCGGCTTCTCGCTGCCGAGCCTGTGCGAGTGCCAGTGACATCTCGGTCTGAACGGCGGTACCGCGCGCCGCAGCCGCTTCGCGGGCCGCCAGTACGGTCAAGGTCTCGGCCTTGCGCTGGTCGGCAATCGCCGCCTGCATGACGGCCTCAGCCTGGGCGATCCGGGCCGCACGATCAGCCAGGGCGGTCTTGATCGCCAGTGCGCCACGAGCGGTGTACACGGTCAGCGCAGCAACCCCAGCCCCCGCCATCACAGCGGCCACGCTGCTGATGTTGTCGCCCACCACGCTGATGATGCTGGCCAGGCCAGCCACAACGCCAGTGCTCTCCTCCATACGACCGAAGAAATCGCCGAGGGCGTTCTGGATGTTGACCAGAGCATCTTGCACGCTCACCGACATGTCGGCGGCAGCCTTGCGGTTGACCTCCACAGTACGCAGCAAGCCGGTGTTGATGTCGTCCAGCGACAGCTTGCCCTGTACGCCCAGCTTGCGGATCTCCTCCGCGCTCTTGCCGGTCGCGCTGGCGATCGAATCGACGATGGTCGGCATCGCGTCCTGAATCGATACCCAACCATCAGCCTCGACCTTGCCGGTTTGCAGGGCCTTCGAGTAGGCGCCAAGCGCCGAGCTGGCCTTGTCGGCCGACGCGGCGTTGGTCACCAGCAGGAAGCTGAAGCTGTCGGTGATGTCTAGGGTCTGCTGGGTGTCGAAGCCCAGCGAGCGCATGACGTCGGCCGTGCGGATGTACAGTTCCTGCGCCTCAGCCAACGGCCGGTAGGTCTCCTGCGCAGTGCGCAGCAGGTGCTGTTGGACCTCGTTGTACTCCTCGGTACTGCCGGTGGCCATCTTCAGGCGGTCGGCAATCTGACCGTAGGCGTCCACCTGGTGGATGATGCTGCCCACCAGGCCGGCACCGGCGATCGCAGCGAAGGCGCCACGGATCAGCGTGCCAGCCTGCTGGGCGCCCCGAGCCGTCCGGTCAAACGCGGAATCGACCTGAGCCAGGTTGCGGTCGATGCTCTGCGTTGTCCTGGCGACCACACTGTCCGCACCGGCCAGTTCCCGACGCAGTTGCGCAGTGGTGGCCTCCAGCTGAATCAGCATCCCCTGGACTTCATAGTCGGACATCGTGTTCTCCGGGCGTAAAAGAACCGCCCGAAGGCGGCGCTATGGTTCCTGTCGTCCCCGCAGGAACGCTTTCAAGCGGTCGGCCACGCTGGCCTTCTGTTTCGGCGCGGCGTGCTGCTGAGCCTTGCCGCCGCCCATCCAGTCCAGGCGGGCATCCAGCGCCATCAGGATCTGCGGGATGGGCGTTCGCCATGCAGTTTCAGGCGGCCAGCCCAGCCAGCCGGTGGCCACGCCGAACAGGTAGTCGACGTAGCTGCCATTCCTCACGGCGCTGTGCTGGCCGCCTCGAGCTTTCCCCGTTCGGCGATGCTCGGCGGCACCGGGTTCAGAAGGCCGGCGATGTAGTCGGTGAGCTGCGCGGAGACTTTGACCACGCCAGTCTCGAAAACCTGCGTGGCGAGGGTCGTGTGCTCCTCCGGCTTCAGGCCGGCGGCAGCGATCACCACGTCAGCGCAGGCGCCAATGCTCAGCAGGCGCATGGACTCCATCGCCGGGCGCAGGCCACCAAAGCGCGATTCGATCTTCAACGCAGCCTCCAGGGTCGGCTGCAGCGTGTAGGTACGGGCACCAATCACCAGCGTGACGGTGCCGTGCAGGGCTTCACTCATGGCGCTCCTTTCACGGGTCGTTTAAACGACGAAGCCCGCGCGAGGCGGGCTTTCGTTCGTCGGGGCCAGATCAGATCGCAACCGGGATCTCGAGGATCTCGGTGTTGATGCCCAGGGTCACATTGCGGCGAACCACGTTGTCGGCGCTGCCAGCAGCCACGGTGTTGTTCATCACCTTCGCACCGAAGTAGAAGGTGGTGGGCGGCACCGCCGGCACCGGAGGCTCAGCCGTCGGGTCTCCCGGCAGGCCGTCGTTCAGGGTGAGGCGGATGTTGTAGTTGCCCTTCGAGCGGTCGGCATGGGCGTTCTTGAGCGCCAACTGGCCGGCGTCACCGTTGTCCAGACCGACAGTCAGCGTCATGTCGCCAGCATCGGCAGTGCCCTTGTACTTGCGCACGCGGCCGTCGCTCAGCGCGGTGAAGTTCACGTTGCTGAAGGTGTCGCCGAACTCGCCAAGGTCCTCGACTTCGCCGACTTCGACGTACACATCTGCCTCGTACTCGGTCTTGGTGGCCGATGGCTTCTTGGTGCCGATCGAGATTCGGCAGCCAGCGGCGGTGTTGAGATTGTCTGCCATGGGTTCCTCCAGTGGCTCAGGTTGATACAGCTCAGGAAGTGGTGATGACGCGTACCGTAGCGGAGCCCATGTAGGTCCGACCGTCCGGTTCGCGGTTGGTGTCCGACGCGATAACCCTGACCGACACCGCGCGCCCTTCGTCGACAGAGAGGTGACGCTCGTCCAGCGCCACATCGATCTCATTGAGGATGCGCCGAACCTCAGCCTGTCCCTGGTGGTCGCTCCAGACACTGAGATAGATCAGCCGCTGCTTGCGCTTGCGGCCGGCGATAGGACTGGTGTTCTGCGCGACTTCGCGGTCGATGGTCACGTACGGGTACAGGGTGTCATCCGGTACCGCGTCGAATACCGGGACGGTAAGCTCGGCGCTCAGGCGCTGGTAGATTGCGCGCTGCAGGGCAAAGCCTGGATCAGCCATTGAGCGCCCCCTTCGCCGCACGCGCCAGGGTGCTATCGATGGCGCCGCGGATGATGATCCGGATGTCGTCGCGGTTCATGTCGATGCTCGGCCTCAGCCATGGATGCGCCGGCCGTGCCGGAATATCCGGGTAGTAGCCGAAGAAGTTCTCGCCATCCGACTTGTTCTTGGTCGCACGACGCCCGAGACGATTGCGGCCGGAGAACTGGCTGCGATCCCTGTTGACGGTGTGCTCACCGCCCACCGCGCCAGCATCCCGCCGCCGGTAGACCGTACCGCTGTAACCCTTGGTGCCGTACTCCACAAACTTCAGGTAGTAGAAGCGCCGGTTGTCGCGCTTGCCGATGATGCCAATCCGGGCATCCAGGCCGTTCCGACTGATCCGCACCTGAAGCGCGGCGGCGGCCTCGCCGGTGTCCCGAGGGATCATGTTCTGCTGCGTGGCCAACACTAGGTCGGCAGCCTGCGCCATTCCCCTGGGTAGGTCGCTGCGGTCAAGCGCCGCGATCCGTCGCAGCACGCCGCGCAGCTTGAAGTCGCCCTTTATGCGAGAGCGCCTGGCCATGGTTCACCCCTTGCGGCGCGGCCGCTTCCTGGTCTTTGGGGCGGGCAGCACAGCGGCGGTGGAGTAGTCCTTGCCGTCGTCGAATACCAGACCACGCGCCATCAGCGGGTTGAGGATTTCAGCGGGGTGGTGGCTTACATCATCACCCTTATTTGCGGTCACGGCGCCGCTCAGTTGCGCTGTTGCTCGAAGTACCATTTTGCTTACCTCGGTGTAGGGGTAACGTTGGAGCACAGCAGCCTGAGCATGCTGTTCTCGTTATCGGGAAGGACCGCGTTTATCGCGTAGGTGATGCCGCCGTGGAACAGCCGGCGCCCAACGATAAGATCGCCATGCGGGCGCGCTCGGATTTCAGCACTGATGACCGGTTGCAACTGATTTGCAACGGTCGACACCCGACCAGTCGGCAGAGTGATCTCAACCCACACCTTGCGCAGGAAGACCCACTGCTCGGAATAGCCACCCCCGCCGTCAGGAACTCGCTGCAGTTCGAGCAGATCCGCTCGATGTCGAAGGGGGCCCGCTCTCATCAGAATCGCTTCCTGTACCAGAGAATGCGCTCGACACCGAGCGGCACCGAAGTGGCGATGGTGCCCAGCGCGACCGCCTCACGATTGGCGTACCAGTGCGCGACAAGCAGATACACTGCCTGCCACACGTCCGGCGTCAGGCCGATCTCATCCGGAGCAGCGGGCTCGCCTTCGACCAGCCGGCAGTCACAGTGCTGCTCGACATGGGAAAGCGCCGCGGCGACATATCCCTTTACGAGCTCGTCCTCCTCGTCCGTCTCGACCCTGGCCTGAAGCTTCACCTTCGCCAGGATGGATGGATCGGCATCCCAGTCGATCTCCATCACTTGGCCCCTTTCGGAGCCGCCGGCTTGGTCTCTTTCGGCTTGGTCTGTTCCCCGACCTCAGCAGCCAGCCCCTTGCCGATCAGGACGTGTGCATACTCATCGTCGACTTCCTCGAACACCTGGCCCGCGCGAACCTGGGCCGACTCCGCCCCGAGCTTCTTCGCGTCACCTACGAAACCCCAAAGTGCCTTGATCTTCATGTTGCCTCCTGGAAACGAAGAGGCCGGCATTGCGGCCGGCCTCATCAGGGGTTACGCCGCGAAGCGGCCTTTCACCAACGCCTCGCGACGACGCACGCCCAGACCGAGACGCTCCTCAACCAGAAGCGCCCGTTCGTTCCGGATGAACTGATCGTTGATCAGACCCATCTTGAACAGGAACGACATGCGGTCGAAGAGGATCGAGGAGCGTGCGAAGTTGGCGATCAGGAACTCGCCGCCGGTGGCCGGATCTTCACCGTTCGCCGGCGCGCCTTCGTCCATGCTGTCCGAGGTGATCACCGGGCGCCCCCAGAGCACCGGGGTGACCAGGCCCTGCAGGTTGGCGAACAGGTAGCGGTTTTCGCCATCCTTCTGCAGCTCGATGTTCATCCAGTCCAGCTCGGTCATCACCACGCCGTCGGCAGACAGCTTCGACTGCTTGCGGACCTGGTAGATGCCGCGGCGCACGATGTCGATGGAGGTGTCGCCAGCCTTGTTCAGGGCGGTGTCGTAGGTGGTCGCCTGGGTCATCAGGCCGTTCAGGTTCTCGCCGGTGCCGTCACCCTTGAGGATCTGCGCTTCTTCCTCCAGCTTGAGGTCGTAGCGCAGCAGCTCCTGGATGTAGCCGAACAGTTGCGGAACGTCGTCCAGGGCCTCGTCAGTGACCGGCATCCACACGGCCAGCTTCTTGACGCGGTCGGTCACCGACTCGAAGGTCACGTTGCTGGTGGGCTTCAGCGCACCTTCGGCCACCGGCCCCGCGCCACGGGTGTGCAGCAGCTCTCGGTAGTAGGTGTAGCTCTGGCCACTGACCGGAATGCTGGTCAGCAGGTCGCGGATGCGCAGTTCCTGGCGGATGCCGGGCTGGATGGTCGGGTCGTAGTTCGGCACAACGATGCCGGCACTGGTGACCTTGGTTTCCTTCATCGACGCCAGGTCCGACTTGGTGACCTCGATGTCGGCGGCATTCGCGCTCTTCTGTTGCAGCGCCTTGTAGCCGTCGTGCGACTTCACCATATCGATGAAGCTCTTGCCTTCGCCGGGGCCGCCGCGCAGCTTGACGCCCTTCTGCTCCAGATCCTGCACCTGGTCGATGACCTTCTGCAGTTCGTCCTTCTGGGTCTGAATTTCCTTCTTCAGCTCAGTGGCAACCTGGTTGCCCTTCTCGACCTCGGTGATGGCCAGGTCGTATTTCTTCTGGAGCCCGTCGAAACCGTTCTTCAGTTGCAGCTCCAGGGAGTCCTTCAGTTCTTTCACTTCGCTCATGGCGATACTCCAAAATGAGTGGTGAACAGGGTTGAAATGTCTTTCAGCTCTTCCACGATCGCCGTGGCCTCGCTACCGCCGTCACGGCGGAGCGCGGGGTAGCCGAGCGAAGCGACTGCTGCCGCTTCCTTCTGCGAGAGACCCATGCGTTCGCGCAGGGCGTTCTCGAAAAGCCGGATGTCCGACTTGACGCTGAGGACCTCGGCCTCAGGGTTCATGCCGAACGGAACGAACGACGCCTCCCAGAGTTCGGCGGCCTTGATGACTCGGACCTGCCGCCCGGCGCGCTGCTCGAAGTTGGCTTCGATGGTGTTGAACCCGATTGACATGCTGTCGAGGCTGCCGTCCTTCATCAGCTCGTAGGCGTCGCGTGCGTAACTGACTGCCAGGTTTACTCGGCCCTTGAGGAACAGCCCTCGGTCGTCCTGGGTGAACTCCGAGGTTCCGACCAGCCGAGTCAGGTCGTGGTACAGCGCCAGCTTCAACCGGCCGTTGCGAGCGGTCTTCACCTTGGTGAAGGCGCCCTTGAGGATCACGTCATCGCCGAGGTCGACGTTGTCGAACACTGCGGCGTAGCCCTCGAAGTTGCCCGCCTCGTCAGCGGCCTTCACCTCGAAGGGGCAATCAAGTTTGCTGAGCATTGGTCTGCATCTCCCACCGGGAGACCCGGTCGTATTCAGGGCCATCAAGTGGCGGAAGGTTTTCTTTGCGGCGAACTTCGTTGATGGTCATCCAGCCGGAACCACCGGAGCCACCAAGAGCCGCAGCGAACAGAGTGGCGCGACCGGCGCTGTCAGCGCGCTGCAGACCTTCGAGCACGAACTCGACGAAGCGGTCCGAGTCACCATAAAGCTTGTCGTTGAGCTCATCCTCAACTGCATCGGCGTATGGTTTAAGGCCAAAGGTGGTGAAGCCAGTCAACTGCTGTTCGAGGTTGGAACCCATGATCGAGGTCTTGCCGGCGCGGTTGGCCAGCCAGAGCGGCACGCCGTAGATGCCGGCAAGCGCTTCCTCTTGGAACTGCTGGGACTCGATGAACTGAGCATCCTTCTGGCTTATGCCGGCAGGAACGATGGTCGGGCCACCCTGCAGGATGGCCATCTTGCCGATGTCGTCCGCGTCCGCCTTACGGACGTCCGGAAACCTGGCCATGACCTGAGTCTGCTGCTTGTCGGTCAGGAACTCCTTGTAGATGACATAGCCACCCGTGAAGCCGCCTTTACGCATGAAGCGCGCAGACCATTGCTGGCCCGCCTTGGCCAGGCCCATGGTCTCCGCCTGGTACTCGATAGGCGACAAGCCGACAATGCCGTCCATGCTGAATATCTTGAAATGCAGCATGTTCTCCGGAGAAACCGGGAATGGTTTCCCATCCTTGGGCTGTACCCAGTAGAGAAGGTCCTCGTCGGTGTCGATGGTCACCCGGTCGATACTGAGCGGAATCCAACCGATCGGCTCGCCGTGGCGGTTGCGTTCGATCAGTGCGAAGGCGTTACCACGCAGCGCCATGTTCACAACCACGAACTTCAGGAAGTTCAGCCTCGTCATGAATGGGTTGGGCTTGCGGAGGAGCTTCTGCGCTCGATCCTTTCGCGACACCAGCAGCCGTTCGCCGTCCACATCCTCGTAGAGCTTCAGCGGCAGGCCCGACAGCGACTCCGAAAGGATCTTCACGCACGACCAGACCATGCTGATCGACAGCGCGGTCTTGGTGGTCACTCGCACGCCGGCCTTTGTGCTCTTGCCGCCGACCTCAAGGTCCACCTCGACGTAATCACCCGTGGCTGGGTCGGTGTAGCCGAACATCCGCCACGTGCGAGGGTTGTACCAGCGAAATGTCATGGTCAGCCTATGAGTCCAAAGAAGCCGTTGTTGAGGTAGTCATCCATGCCGCCGCGCGCCTCCGGATTGAGGGACAGCAGCGATACCGCGTTGAACGTCGACATCAACGGGTCGATCTTCGCGGTGCCGGACGCCTGCTTGGTGATCAGGAAAGCGTTGGCGGAAGGCACGCCCTTGGCGTTGCCGCAGGCCCAGGCCATAAGCGGCTGACCGCAGTGCATCAACACACCCTCGGCCAGCTTCCTTTCCGTGGTCTTGATGGCCCCGGTCAGCTTCCAGCCCTGAGAGATGCCGACCGTCTGCTCCTCGGTGATCCCCGCCTCCAGTAGCGCATCGAGCACGGCGCCAATGCCGGCGGGGTCGAGCCCGACCTTGTCGAGCAGACCGGCCTCGTTGACCCGAGCGACGTACGCCGCCAGCTCCTCAACGTCATCGCCGATTTTCTCAACCAGGGTCAGATCACCAGCCGCCGCGAGGTCATGGAGCCGGGGAGCCTCGGACTTCCGGCGCTCCAGCACCGAGGGGTGCGCCCAGGCATGCGCCCAGTGAAACCACCGGCGCCCCCCTCGCTCGCGGCCCAACAGCGTCAGCGCCAGCAGGTCGTCTAGGCCGCCACCGTCGACGCCGCCAACAATCACCTCGCAGCGCTCAATCAGGGCATCCAGCGAAAGGCCTGGCAGCGCCTGCGGCTCCCAGAATGCGGCGCCGACCCAACTGTCGGACATCAGCGCCAGCCCGATCTCGATGTTCAGGAACTTGGCGAGGAACCCGCGTACCTCGGCCTCACCGTCGAGTTCTGCCTGCATAAACAGGCGCTCGAGGGTAGGCCGATCCACCGAGTAGCCCATGTTCGGGTTGACCAGGTGGAAGTTCTCTGGCCGCCGCGCCTCTCCGCTCTCGATCATCTCCTTCGGGAACTCGTAGATGATCGGCAGAAACCGGTTGTCTTCGATGCGTCCGTCACGGACGCCCCGGGCATAGGTCAGCTTGGACCTGAACACCCCGGCGGGCGGCTCGTTCGACTGGGTCGTGAGCCAGATGATGAAACCTTCAGGGCGAGACAGCAGGCCGCCAGTGGCCTCCCGAATCATGTCCGGTGCCTTCGGGTTCTTGCCGAACAGCCAGGCCTCATCAATCAGCACGCCGACGGCCTTCTTGCCACCGACCACATCGCTATCAGCGGCCACTACCTTCAGGGTGGCTCCCGTCTGATTGTGGGTAATCAGCCGCAAGTGCGGTTGAACATGAAGCAGATCCGACAACTCTTCGTCGTGCTTCACCATCGCCGCCGCCGGCTTGAAGCTGTTGTCGGCGATCTCCTTGGTCGGCGCCAGGATGATGAACTCGGCCTCAAGCCGCCAGTTGCGGATCAAGGCGGTCAGCATGATCGCGGCTGCGATGGTCGACTTCGAGTTCTTCTTCGGGATGCAGAGGAAGTACTCGGTGATCAGTCGCTGGCCGGTCTCATTGTTGTAGCTGCCGAAGATGGCGCCGGCGAAGTCGAGCACCCAGGGGGCGCATGCGGCCTCGATTGTCGGGGAGCCGGGAGCGTCTACGATCTTCAGTTCCCGGAAGACGCTGAGCCCCTCCTCGGCTTCCTCAGGAAAGAGCGGCGGCGGAATGATGGATTCACCAGCACTCAAGCGCCGCCACCAGTCAGGGCAGGCAGTGGTCCAGAGCATGGTTTACCCCCTGACGACGGATAGTGGAGGCTTGCCCTGGCCGAACTTGCCTTTGCCGGCTTGCTTCGCGGCCTCGGCCTTCTGTTCCTTCTTGCCCATCTCACCCTTCTTGCCATGGAAGAAGTCGACAGCTTTCTGAGCCGCGCTGCGGCGATCGAAGACCTTCGCCCGCGGCTCATTCATCAGATTGACCAGCCAGACCAGCGGGTCCTCCGTAAACGGCAGGCAATCCAGGTACTCGCCATCAGGTTCCTGCTCATCGCCGAGCGGCGCTTCATGGTCCTTGCCCTGCTTCGGCGAAGGCTCCTTGGCTTTAACATCTCGCCGCCCCTTTAACATCTTCAGGGCGGCGATGATTTCGGGGTGCTTGGCAAGTCGAGCGCCAGCGGCCGCAGAGCTGGAAGGCGCGTAGCCAGCGGCTTCGGCGGCAGCTTTGTTGGATGCTCCTCGGGCCTTCGCGTCAACAAACCGTCGCTGTTTGTCTGTTAACGCCATTAACAAAATTCCTAGAGATCGGAAAAAATGTGCGAATGCGGGCGGGGGCGGTCTAGCTTCAGGCGAAACCCTATTAATCCATGCCCCCCTACCCTGACAGGCATTTCCAGGCCTTTCCGGATGCGAGCACTCGGACGTAATCGCGGCTGATCCCGTAGTCGGAAGCAATTCGCCTCGGTGACTCACCCTCACGACGCCGGCGCCTGATCTCAAGCACCTGTACATCGCTGAGCTTCCGGTGCCTGGCGCGCATACCTGGCCCCAGTGTTCCGTGGCGAATGGCGTCGGCCGCGTTCTCTCTCCGACTACCCCATGCAAGATTGGCGGGGCAATTATTCAAAGAGTCGCCATCCAGATGGCGCGCTTCCATGCCTTCACAACTGGGCCCTCCAGCGAAAGCCAGCAAGACCAATCGATGCACATCCAGCCTGTGTCGCTCTCGCCTTCCGCAAACCATCACGCCGACGGTGACCCGTCGATACCCCTTATGGATCTGCGTCGCCAGGACTCTAGGCACGCCAGAACGAACAGACACAACCTCCCCATCCTCGCTGGCAAAGTATCCATCGAGGTCAGGTATCGGTCGCATGCTGGTCTACTAGAAGCCGGCGGCTTCCTCTTTCTGCTTATCGGCGGAGTGACAGGGTCCGCATAGCGGCTGCCAGTTGTCCTGGTCCCAGAACAGGTCCTGATCGCCTCGGTGAGCCACGATGTGGTCAACGGTGTTGGCCGCGGTGACCAAGCCCTTGCGCTCGCAGTACACGCACAACGGATGATCGCGAAGGTACTGATCGCGGGCCTGCTGCCAACGGTAGTCATAGCCTCGCTCGGTTGAGGTCTTACCGGTCCGCCACGAACCAGGCGCCGCAGTCTTCAGCCGGTCGCCCTGGCTCGACACGCGGAACCCGAGAGTCTTCAGTCTGGCCATCAGATCGGCCTGCCGCTCAGGTCGACGCGCGGCATGTCGGCATCTATCTCGCCCTCATCGGCCAGCGCCTGGATCAGCAGAGCCAGCAGATGGTTGGTCTTCCTCTGCTCGGCCAGCATCGACTCCAGAACGCCCACCGGATCCAGGCCACGCTCGCTGGAGCACTTGCATGATTCGGTCATATCCCACCCTCGCTATCTGCTTGGCGCGCTCTCGGCGAGCGGCGCATCCTTCGCATCCCATCTGCAATACCTCGGCAGGCCGGCGATGTGCTTACGCAACGCCTCAATCATCAGTTCGCGCCGCTCGACTCCGGCTCGGAGATCAGAAACAACCTGTCCATCAGCGGCAGCAAGGAGGGCTCTTCCTGCATCAGCGCTGCCGGTGGCTCCGGGAGCCTGGTGCACTCCGCCTGCGGGGCAGCGGGCTTTGACGTACACGACGCGAGCACCAGTGCCGATAGCATCGCGGCGCAATTGGTTTTCTTCATGGGAAGCCTGTAGTGCTGCTTGGTAGGTTCGGGCCAGGGCGTCGGCCTGGACCTGCGCCTGGGCGTCGCGCTGGGCCTGCTGGGCCATGGCGGTGATCGTCTCGGCGGATTGCTCGACGGCGGCCTGCAGGTCATCACGCTGGGCGGTCACGTGATCGAGGCGCCAGAACACCAGCGCGCCTACCAGGGCGACCACCAACCAGGGCCGCCAAGTCACTGGTCGATCCTCCGACCAACCTTGAACTTGAACGTCGGCTCTTGATCGAGCATCGAGTTGACGATGCCCTCGATGACCGAGAACAGGGAGACGACAAGTTCAAGCGGCGCCCACTTGGCGAACGCCAGCGGGCAATAGCTATCGACATCCCCCAGCCACATCGGAATGCCGTAATAGCTCCCATGGTGCGAGACGCCGATCTGTCGAGCTTCGGCTTTCGTCGTGAACCCGAGCATCATTCCCCCTTGAGCGCAGCACGCGCCCATTCGAGCCGGGCGTTGCGATCCTCGGCCCCGGTAAACGATCCGTTTATGCGGAGGGTGATCTTCTCGAAACGGCCCTGGTCGGCCAGATCGTTTAAACCGCGCGACTGCCAGAACCAACCCGCTGCGATGGCTGCCCAGGTCCGTTGCTCCAGCAGTTCCGGCTGCGCCACCAGCGGCAGCGCTAGGGCGCGTGCAGCTTCGGCGTAGTTGTCGTGGCCGGTGATCATGATCAGGCCACGACCACGGTATCGATGCCCATCGCCCGTATCCGGCGACCCATTGCCCATCCTGTTGGCATAGACGCGGTTCGCGATGCGCTCTGGCTGGCGGGCGTACTGCTTCGCCTCGGTCGGCGTGAACCGCTTCGGCCAGGTCTTGAGCAGACCCTCGGCGGAGTAGTTCAGGTTCTCGACCAATCGGCGCAGACTCTGGCTTTCGTGCCCGACCTGGGCGAGAAACATCGCCACACGCTCGGGCGAGTTGATCTCGAACCGGGCCATGGCGCCGTTGATGTGTTCAACCCAAGTCGAGGCAGTAGCAGCACCGCACCCGGTAGCGCGGTCGAGTTGGTCAGCGGTGATCTTCATTCGCCAGCCCCCCGGCGCGGAAACTTCCAGTCGGCGATCCGATCAGCGAACTCGGCGATCTTCTTCACCCCTAGGAAACCGGTGAACACCCCAGCAGCGGTAGCCATGTTCTGTGGCAGGCCGAACCACTCAAGGACCGGAATCAGGCCCAAGGTAATCAAGGTGCAGAGCGTTGCCTCGAGCAGCGCCTGGCGCCGCGTTCCACCGCCGTAGATCACCCGGGTCAGCGCGACCACAAAGGACAGGCCGGCGGCGTACAGCTGCGGATAGTGCGCAGACAGCCACGCCAGCAGCGCAGCCCACGTGATGGGGTCTTTGTCGGGCATTTTCATGGTCTCGAATCCCCTCGGCGGGGCGGAAATGAAAAAGCCCAGCGCGAGGGCTGGGCCAGGAATGGGTGCGGGTGGATAGGGGCCACTACCCCGTGCGCATCCTGCGCTCCACCTGCATTGATTGGATATCGCAAAGGGTGAAGGCCTTGCGGGTCGGTAACCCGTCACTTTGCTTACAGCCCGATGTGGCAGGTGAGACTGCCGTCTACCGAGTTTCGACCTTCGGAAACTAAAAGGCCCGGGAGAGGGGATCTTCCGGGCCTCCCGTCCATCTCGCTGAAAGCCAAGGAAGGAAAACATCGAGTCAGACGGGGGCCTGATGATGCCGCGCCAGACCTGACAACGCAATAAAAAACCCGGCGCCAGGGCCGGGTTTCGAGTGCGTCACGCTGCGTTCACAGCAATTCACGCTGGTATGAAAACACCCTTCATTCCGCGCGTAAAACTATTTCTTCAAGCGCTCTCGCAGAACCGCTCCAGGGCGCTATCGATCCAGCCCACCGCCAGCTTCAACGTCTCCCTGACCTTGGCCTCGCCGATCTGATGTTCACGCGCGATGCGCAGGGCCGGCCACTTCGCGCCGTAGTAGAGCCACACGAAGTCGCCGGCCTGCGGCGCCCTGTCGATGAGTCGAGCAATGACCCGGTCGACGGCCAAGGCCATATCGTCAGTGACATGGTAGGCCTTGGGGCTCGACATTGGCATGGCTTGGCTCATGATAGCGGCGGCCGGCGACACATATCCGGGAACCCCCATTCCATCCATTCGCCACCACCCCCACTGCTCGAGGAGGTACTCGGTATCGCCCAGCAGCTTGTCCACGTAGGTTCGAGTTCTGCTCATGCCGCCCCCGGACCGTTCAGGCCAAACAGATCGCGCAGCAGCGTTTCCACCGCCGCGCCCTTCGCATTGCCGTCCAGCAACCAGAGCCGGCCATAGTCGTGAAAGCCCAGAGTGCCGCGGTCGCCGTGCCAGTTGGCGATCATGACCAGCAGCGCAGCCAAGGCAGCAGCACCGCCCACCTTGACCTGCGCCAGCTCCTGGCCGGCCACCTTGAGAAACTCCCGCTCCAGCCTGGTCATGACCTTGCGGGGTGCCATCGGTTGTACGTTGCTCATGCTGCTTGCTCCCGCGCGCCCTCGTAGTGGACCCAGTTCCGGGCCTTGTGAGTGCTCGCACTGAAATACTGGTTGGATGCCTTGTCGAACCACAGGTCCAAGATGCCTTCATCTCCGGTGAGGCGCTGCTTGCTGATGATCAGGCGCACATCGCTCTGGTCCTTGTAGTCGTCTCCCTTGGCCATCTCTTTGCGCTTGTTCCGCCAGACCGTGCACACGTTGTCGGCTAGGTCGGTGAGGATGGCGCCACCGCGAACGTCGAGCTTGCCCGGGGGCTTACCCTCGTCGTCAGCCTTCCGCGGGTGGGCGACCAGATGGACGTGGACGTTCATCTCGTGAGCGAACCCCACCAACGCCTCCATGGCCTGCTTCTGGCCGTTGTAGTCATCCTCGGCCATGCCGAGCTTCGCCAGGCTGTCGACGATGAAGTGGTTCACCCCGTACCGGCGCGCGGCATACCGAAAGTCCTCGAGCATTTCGCCCGTCTTCGCGGTGCCCAACTGGTCGTAGATCCATAGCTTGCCGTCGAGCCAGTCGAGAATCGCGTCGATGTAGCCCCTCGAAGGACAAGACATCCCGGAGGCCTGCCGGACCATCCGCTGAAGCGTTCGCCGCGCCGGCATCTCCATCGAGGCGATGCAGAACCGGTCTTGGCTGCCCTTGCGGTTCATGCCGTGGAAGGCCAGGTAGTTCAGCAACTGCGACTTCCCGTGTCCGCTCCAGCCGGTCCAGATCGTGACCTCCGAGGGCCGGAAGCGGATCTTGTTGGCGTAGGCGCTCCAGGGCAGCTCCATGCCGATAGTTTCCGGGTTCTGGTCGTAGAACTCAGCCTTGACCTCCTCCGAGTAGGAGCTCACCGACTTCAGGCGCTCCGGGTCGAAGTTCTTCGCCTTGGCGTAGCACTCCGCAATGTCGTCGGCGCTGTAGTACAGGGCATCCAGGGCTTCGTTGAAGTCCTTGCAACCCAGTTTCACCAGGCGACACCGATCACGCCCAAGGCGCCGAACGATCTCCTCGGTCGCCTGGTGGCCAGGTTCGTCGTCGTCAAGGCACAGGTAGATCACGTCGAAGCGCTGCAGGTTGTCGAACTCGTACTCGATCCAGCGTTGCTTGCCGTCCTTGCCGCCACCGAAGGGCACTGACAGCGCCGGGCGCCCGTACTGCCAGGCGGTCATCGCGTCGATCTCGCCCTCGGTTATCGTCACCTCCCGGATACCGTCCGGGATGGCCTGCCAGCCGAACAGGCAAGGTTCGGTATCCGACGACGTGGTGATTTTCTTCTTGCCGCCAGGACGTTCCACGCCGAGTTTCTTCCAGTGGATCAGCGAGCCATTGCGCAGGTACGGAAACACGATGTTCTGCCCGTCCTCGGCGATCTTGAACGCCTTGATGGTCTCCTCGGTCAGTCCACGGCCCTTCAGGTACGCCATCACCACCGAGTCCACCTTCGGCGTCGAGCACCTTGGCTTGTCCGGTCGCTGGTATGACTTCCGGCTCTCGACCGGCCGGATGAGCTTGGGCTCCTGCACGCCGAGGTAGCCCCTCGCTTCGCTCAGCGCCGTCGCCATGTCGCAGTTGCGCGCCAGCCGCCAGAGGTCCAGCAGGTCGCCAGACTCACCGGTGGCGAAGTCGCACCACACGCCAGCCTTCTCGCCGACGAGGTGAACCCCCAGACTCTTGCCCTTCTCGCCCGATGCATCGCCAGCACGCCACTCGGCGCCCTCCCGCTTGCCGCCAGGCAGCAGGTGCCGTGCAACATCGGCAGCGCGATCAGCGAGGCGCTTGGAAATATCCGACGGGGTCAGCATGCGCCCTCCCCGTCCGGCAAACGCTCAAGGGTGCTGAAGTCGTGGGTCCGAGTGGACAGCACCGTGTCCGTCATCTGCGGGTGCCAGAACTCGTGATCCTCGAGCTGGTAGCCCCTGGGCGGGATGAACGGGTAGCGCTTGCTGCCCACCGCCGGCTTCCGCGGAGTTGCAGATGGTGCGCTCTCCTTGCGCACCCAGTTGCGCCAGGTCGCCAGCCAATCGACCTTCGTGGCCCCCTTGCCGGCAGCCGAGCACCAGTAGTCCCTGAAGCCCTCCCCAACCTTACGCATGTCCGCCTCGCTGAACTCCGGGCGCTCAGTCAGCGCCCAATCCAGCCAGTCATCCGGCAAGGCCCAGTCTTCCGGCAAGCGGGAAGCACGCTTGGGCTTTTCCGTCGGTTGATCATCCCCGGCCTCAGGGGAAGGGCGACGCTGTTGCGGCGCCTGCTCTTGATCTTTTAAATATCCCTGTCCCTGTCCCTGTCCCTGTCCCTGTCCCTGTCTGTTGCGATCACTACCCGATTCGGGGTCGATTTGGGGTGTGATCGGGGGGCGATCACTACCCGATTCGGGTGGCGATCCCGTGGCAAGAGTTATTACACCCTTCTTCTTCAAGGTGCGCGATTGCGGGGCGATGCTTTTTAAAGCAGCAACCGCCTCGACCAGTTGCCCCTGAAGCCCGCTGATATCTACCTCCACACCCCAGCGACGAGCATTACCGGTGGCGCCCGAGATGGCATTCAGCAGCTTCTCAACCCAAGACTCCAGCGCCTTCTCAGCAACAACTGGATGGTACAGACGACCATCGCTGCACTTGACCCAGCCGCGAAGTACATGGGCCTTCACCTTGTCCCAACGAGCGCACTGGGACAGGTGTGCGAGCATCCGATCATTGTCGGGAACGCTGGCGGCCGGAACCTGGTGCCAACTGGCAAGCCAGAGAGTCATAGCAGCGGCGCGCTCGTCCCCAGAACCAAGCACCCAAGTCTCGGAAGTAAGCAATCGCTGAACGTCCAGTGGCATGAATGCGAATGTCGAGAGGTCGCAGTCAGTTGGGGTCAACGGCTCCGGCAGAGGGTGTAATGCATCAGGCGAGACCGAACTCATTCGCGCCCCCTTCTCAGCCGCTCAAGGTATCCCGGGCTGTGCAGTGGCTGCTCGAACCACAGCGGGTTACGTCGATCAACCTGTCCTGGGTTTCGGGCCTCCACGGCCATATCACTGTCCCATGTCGACCATGCCTCGCCATCTCCCTCAATAGCTGTGATCAGGTCTATCAGTTTGGAACAGAAGAAGCTCCTATCCGGCGAAAACCGGCTTTCGGAAAACATCTCTTCAATACGCCCCAGATAGACTTCTGGTTCCTCTACCTCCGCGTAGTAGGCCACCTCGTAATCATGAGGGGCAGCGGGCGAACTAGAGAGTTCCTCGGCAACCTTGTGCGGGGAACCATGGCTCCAACCAAGCAAGTACACACCAGGCATGATTGGGCAGTGCAGGACGAAAACAAAACCGAAATCTCTACTCATTCGCTCAACTCCCGTGCTTGAAGCAACTTCTCCATGAGCCGCTCAGCCAATACTTCATCGATATCTTCCGGGCGCCAGCCGCACAGCCGCTTCACCAACACCATCAGGGCGAAGCGCGCCTTGATGATCTCGAACTGGATATCGGCGATGTTTAGGGCAACCTCGGCTACTACAGGGGGATCGAACTGGCCCAGCAGCTCGAAGGCAGTGTCGATTGAGCACCAGATCTTGTAGGCAACCTGGTCGCTGCCGAACTGCTCGAAGGACTGCTCGTTGAGCATCACGGGATCGGACTGGTGGGCGACCTTGCTCATGCCAAGCCCTCCCTCTCCAGGCGCTGCACCAAGGTCCGCATCTTGCGCTTGAGGTGGGTGGTCAGGTTGCGCCTGCTGCGGAACTCAACGATAGGCAGGGCGTGGCGGTGAATCTGGATGGTGTTGGTCATGGCTCAGTTCACCCTATGGACTTTGAGGGTGTTCGGCTTGAGGCCCAGCTCTTCGGCTTTGCGCTTCGCCTCTTCGGGATCAATGCCCAGCCGCTTGGCCATCCCTTCCAGTTCGTAAACGGGCTCTCCGTCGTCGGTATAGCCATCCGGAACGGCAGGCATCAGCCCCATCTGCACAGCCAT